GGAGCATCAATATCTCTACCGACAACAAATGATTGTGCAAGAGGGTCGGATCTTCTTGCTCTCACGACTTCACGTCTAGTTGTTGTTATGGTTGTAGTGCGTCTTAATATATTTTCAATAGTTCTGGTTATTGTATTCTGTATTAGGTTTGTTGCTGTAGTTTGTACTTGTCTTGTTAGGAGAGTTCCAACAGCACTATAAGATCCTTGTCCAGTAGAAATTAACTTACTTCCGGGCAATGGTTTCTTATTTGTAGAGCTACTAGTCAATAAGTATGTCTTTTTACCAGTAAGAATTCTTGGATTTGGTGCTGGATTTGTATGTGGTTTCTTGATAAAGAATGATCCAAAAAGATCTCCATAAGTATCAGATATCAATCTCAAATTCTTTACGTATGCAATTGCACCACTAGTTTGTCCAACGATCTTTGCTCCTTTGGCAACATATCCAAAAAATCTTCCTTGTGCTTCATCAGATAATGAATTTAGGTCAATATTTAATGTTTTAGATGATTGACTGTATGAAGTTGGTAAATTTTCCTTTCTTGCATAAGGATTGATGTTGTAAGTTCTTGATGGAGATTTAAAAGATCCTTCCTTATGATTAGACTTCGCAAGTCTAAAACGACCTATTTCATTACCACCTTTATATACCTTTATTGTTTCTCCAGAAGTAAATGCACCTCCCGAAGAACCGGAATTTTTTAAAGATTTGCTATTTGCAATTTCTAAAAGTTTCGGTATAAAGTCCACATTACTATGATTATCTAAGAATTGGTAATGTCTTGTGAGGGGTTTTAGTGATCTTCCAAAGAAAGAAACATTTCTAGATCTAATATATTGCTCATCACCACTTGAAATAAGAACGTCTCTAGATCTCACATTAACTCTAGTTCTAGAAGTTCTAGAAGTTCTAGTACTGGTACTGGTACTGGTACTTGTTAGTGACTGACTTGATACATCAACTCTAGTTCCAATGACGGTAACTCTGGATCCTCTTCCAGAAAAGACAACCTCTCTACTAGAACTGTTATTTCTTATAGTGGGAAGAGTTATGGTATTATTAATAGTGTTTGTAACAGTATTTGTAGTTCTTCTTGTTATATTCCTAACGGATGGTGGAATATAAATGGTTCTAATCCAAAAATCATTCTCTGGGGATAATTTTACACTTCCAACATATTCTACTACATGAAATGGATTGACATTTTCAACACGAGTAGCAAGTGGTTGCTCTAACCAACCGATAGAATCGTATTTTAGAGTAACAACATTCCCAGTTTTTTGAATATTTGGATCTAATAATTCAAAGTTAGTTGTCAAATCTAAATCTTCTTCGGAAATTTCTGATGAAGGTAAAACTCTTTGTCTTAGTGAATTAGAAAGAAGTCTTGGTCTCAATTGACCTTCACTAATATCTGCTGATGTTAGATTTTCATCAATACTTGTTCTATCAGTAAAATCATCTACAAAGAAACCAGACTTAAATCTATTATTACCGTCTTCGTCTTCAATACGCAATGCTTCAGTACTTACTTCCAATAAACTTAAAGATGTAACTCTTTCTAAGTTTTCTATTCTATCTTCAAGTTGACCAATATCCCTCATGGTATATCTTCTATTATCAACCAAATTAATAGAAACATCATCAGGATCATAAAGATATGGTGGAAGTAAAATAGTTCCCAATTCCATCAAACTTTGATCATTGCTTGGAGATACTTTTGGATCCTTTGCCGAAACACCTTTACTAACAATAAGATTTTCAAACTTATCAAGATATAATTTATCAATTCTAGGAAGATAAAACTCATATCCAAGTATTGAACTCTCACCAGGTTTTAAATTATAATTTGTGGTAAATGTTCTTGAACCGAAATCAAATGGTGAAGCAGTTGTTGAAGCATAATCAACAACTCTTGGTCTAAAATCTAATGTATCAGAAGCTCTAACATTATTAGTTCCAATTGTAGTAATATCATTTAAAAATCTATCAGAATCATAACTTAAAACAGTAAATACATCTCCAGTATCTGATGCAGGAACTACATAATGATCAAAAACGACTAATAATCTCTTAGATGGTTCTGAATCTGTTGTTCTGATTAACCTTGAATAATCATAATATTCATTTTTTTGTCCACCATCAAGAACAAAATTGTCTGTTACGTTATTATATTTTCCTAATGTAATTGACTGAATAGTAGAGATAATATTAGATTCTTTAAATGTTACAGTTTCTCCAGCAATAAAAGTATTTTGGTTTAGATATACTACACCTAATTTATTGGCACCACCTGATGATGGTGAGGAACTATTATTTGTTACGACTCTTCCAACTGCTCCACTCTCAGATCCAATTATATTTTCACCAATAATAGCATCTGTTCCAACATTGGATATTGAAGAGAATTCAATTGCATCTAATGTAGGATCTGCATTATTTGTTGATTCATATACTACAAGAACTTTTGAGACATCAGGAACATCTAAAGAAATTTGATCATCTTGAACTCTAAGTCCATAATATTGATTATATGTTAGTCCATCATTGATTGATATACTAGATGCAGATCCAGATTGTGCTAATTTCGAAAGATTAACTACTTTTAATGCACTTCTAGTAAAGTTTTTAATTTTACTTTGTATTCCGTTCTTTTTAAGAGTTACATTTACAATACTATCTCCACCGCTGGAGTCTAATGCTTCAATATCTACTCCGGTTCCTCCTCCGGTAAGAGTGAAAGCATCGGAAGTTATTGTTCCAATTCCACCACCATTATAGTGAACAGAATACCTCTCCTGATCAAAAGATTCATAGAATGCGCTGGTAATTCCAGCATTAGCTAGATTTAAAGAAATTGAAGTTCCAGTAATATTTAAGGGAATTTGTTTTGTTATTGCTAATTGAGAATTTGAAAGATCTACTGAAGATATGTTAGATTCTGGAAGATTTGCATAAAGAAATCCATTTTCACTATTTCTTATTTTTGGTACTCTTAGATTTACCTTATAATTTCCATCAGTAATTACTGGATTACCATCAAAAACTCCACTAACATCAGTAATAGTTGCAAGAGTTAATGTTGATAAGTCTTCAGAAATGGCTGAAATTCTATTATATTTTAGAGTACCTGATTGTATAACACTAATTACATCATTCAATTTGACTCCAGAAAATAATTTCCCTGGACATGTCACTGATCCGGAAGCAATATTAACTTCCGTAATCCCATTAGAGAACTTTTTAGGGATTAGAACTGCATCTGCGAAAAAATTTGGAAATCCTGCCACACCCGATTTTGTAACAGCTTTAATTTGATCGGTTGTATTTTGTGTAAAACTTGCAATTGTCAGTGCAGTTTCAATTCCATTAACAATTAGTTTTTCACCATTTGAAAAAGTTCCTGAAGTTTGAGAGAGATTTAAACTTGAAGCAGAAGCACCAAGAACAACAAAACCACTTGCTCCACTACTTTTTCCTTTTATAAAGGAGGAAGTTGGAATTTCAGTTGGAGTTACACCTCTATTAAAAGTTACATTTGTATAAGTTTGAATATCATAAAGATATAAGTCCCATTGAGTTGATGCATCAGTATATGCAGCATCAGTCAGGTTAAATGTATAAACTCTCGCAACACCAATTACACTACCTCCATTAAGTCTATTTTTTAATTCAACGATATCATTTTCCTTTGGAGCACCACTGACATTATTAACTCTGAGTAAATGCCCCATCTCAAATGGGATACTAGTACTACTTATACTTTCAGTATCTCTTGGTTTTTCTACATCTACAGCAGTTTCTGTATCCAAAGTAACATCATACCCATCAACATATGCTCTTCCAGGACTTACCCGCAAACACATTAGGTCATCTGATGGAATATTTCCTTGTTCTGTGGTTTCTCCTTCTAAAAATAAACCATCATTATCTATTTGATCATTTAATGAATTGAGTGCTTTAATATCAAACTCGTCTATGGCATAATGACCAGATTCATCAAATGTTCTTCCTGCAATATAATCTTTTAATAAATTATAAACAGGTTTATTTTCAATTTTTTTAATTTTTCCTTCATCTAATCTTAAAATCTCTACAAAATCAGTATCTGTATTATTAGATATTTCTTTTTTTGTAAGTATTAGTTCTATTTTTAATCTATCTGCTCCTGGTGCTGCAAAATTACTAAAACCACTGGCATTATCATATAATGTTGAATCATCTTTTGCATCAACAATCGTTTCGGATATTTTCAATCCTACTCTATATGAAGGAGTATTAGTATAATAGTCTAATATAAGTGTTTGCTTAGAAACTTCTACAAATGTTCCTCTAATAAAGTAAACACCATTATCAATAAATGCTGCTGAACCAGTAGATATTGCACCTTCTGATATTAATGATGCAAATGCAGTGCCTGCGGTAATTGTGGTATTTCCATATGTAACATTTTCACTTGCAAACAATTGCTCTCCATCTTGGAAAGTATCTACTTCTGCATCCTCTCCAGATTCTCCATATTTTACATAAATTGTAATGTCAGTTACTAAATCACTATCAGATGTAAGTGCAACTTCTTGAATAGATGCTGTTACACCTGAAAGTTGTCCTGTTATTTTTTTACCAATAAAATTCTTAATATAAACAGATATATCTATTCCTAAATTAATGCCATTTAGTTTTACAGCAGAAAATTGATTATCAAAAGTTACAGATCCTGGAAGAACCATAGATCCTTCTTTGAAAATATTTCCACCAAAAGACTCTACTTGATTCTGTAAAATAGATTGGAGAGTTGTTAATTCTCTAGCCTGAACTGGATATCCTGGTTTAAATAAAACCTTATAAAAGTTTTTATCACCATCAAAATCATCGTAATATGGGCTGATATTTAAGTCGGTTTTTTGTGCCATCTTTTTTTAGAATTCCAGGATAATTTTAATGTCTTCTTTCTGTCTAGAGTCTCTCTGAACAGTGGGTCGGTTATCGATGTAAATTATAGTGCCCGTCTTTTTATTTATCTGAGGATCTGCAAGTCCATCTGTAAAATTAACACCCAAATTAATTTGCTTACTATTTAAAACTACAACACTACCATTTAAGTCAGTATTAATACTTGACGTTCCTCCACTCTCAACAAATTCAATAATATTAGTAGAATCAAATGCTATTATATTTGATGTACTGTTACTGAGTGTTTGATCTACCTTATTTCCAAAATATAGTGATCTATCTTGATAATATTTTAAAACTTTAGTATCTTTATCAAATGATGCAACATAACCTTTTGCTCCAGTTACACTTTGAGTTATTTGCTCTCCAATAATTACATCTCTAGATTCTGATAGACCAATACTAGAAAGAGACGAGAATACATTTCCAGTAAATGTTGTTCCAGCACCAGAAAATTCCTCAGGATTTTTTATAATGCCAACTTGAGCAAATTTAGTGTCTATTGGAAAATCTTTAGTTGAATCGTCAAATCTTGCATACATCAATACTTTATCTGTTCCCAACTCTTCATAAATGTTATAACCATGACCCTTTGATGGAGGAATTATAGGTATCAATTTTGCGGTATCACTAGGAGAAGATGGAGGTAAATCAATAATTCCATAAGTATAACCCTTTCCACCATTTGTCACCGCAACATCAGTTATTGTACCTGCACTATCTACTGTAATAGAAACTTTACCTCCAGTACCATCACCTATAATATCTGCAGTCGCACCTTCATTGTATCCTGATCCACCATCTTCAATATATACTACTTTTAATTGATTATTATTAGTATCAGAGTCTCCTCCTTCTCTAACGATTTGAATACTAGAATCCGTTGTAGTTAACCAATCATTAGGAACTGTAATGTATTCCGTAGAATCAAATTTAATTACGTCTGATGGAGAAATACTGAATAGATATTTCCATCTATAACCATCGGAAAATGTAACTGGTT